TAAGTATATGCAACTTCCACCTGCTGCAAGGGTAGAAATAGACAATCGGATTGTTGCAAAGAAAGGACTTGCTATCCAAAAGATTGCTAAGAAGATGATGGTTAAATTAAAAAAACAAGAAATAGAACGATTAAAGAAAGTTAAACAGGGTGGAGATAAATGAAGAAGTTTTCTGAAATTATAGAAGCTCGAGGTGATACTGCTGTATTTACATTTGGTAGATTTAATCCCCCGACTACTGGACATGAAAAATTAATGGAAGCAGTTGCCAAACAGGCAAAGTCAAACTCTGCTCCTTATTATATTTTTGCATCTCATTCAGAGAACGCAAAGAAAGACCCTCTACCATATGCAAAGAAACTTGCATACATGAAGAAGATGTTTCCAAAACATGCAAGGAACTTGGTTGTAGATAAAGCAAGAAACGTATTTGAGATTGCAGTTACACTACACAACAAAGGACACAAATCAATCATTATGGTTGTTGGTTCTGATAGAGTTACAGAGTTTGAAACACTACTAAACAAATACAACGGAACTGAAGCAAGACACGGTTACTACGGTTTTGATAATATCGAAGTTGTATCTGCGGGCGAAAGAGACCCAGATGCAGAAGGTGTTACTGGAATGTCTGCATCTAAGATGAGAGCAGCTGCAAGTGCAAATGATTTTGATTCGTTTAAGAATGGACTTCCATCCAACTTCAAACAAGGAATGTCTCTATTTAAAGATGTTCGTAAGTACATGGGTGTTCGTGAGTCTTTTGTTCCTAGAACAAATGTAATGACTGATGAAGATGTTGTTCGTGACTTATACATGGAGAATAAGATTTTCTGTGTGGGCGATACTGTTGAAGATAATTATACTGGTGTCTCTGGTGAAGTTGTTCGTAGAGGAACTAATTACATTACATTCAAAGAAGAAGATGGTACATTACACAAGAAGTGGTTGTATGAAGTAAAACAAGACAAAGATATTAAAGATAGAAAAGGCACAGAACCAGCGAAGTATTATGCAAAAGATGCTGAGGGTGATGCGATGTCTAAATCTACTAAACAAAAACGTGCAGCACACTTTGCAAAGAAAAAGGATGGCCCTGCTCCAGGCGATGCAGATGCAGAGACAAAACCATCGAAGAGTACAAAGAAATTTAAAGACATGTTTGGTGAAGAAGACCCTTGTTGGGATACTCACAAACAAGTTGGTATGAAAAAGAAGAATGGTAAGATGGTGCCAAACTGTGTTGCCAAAGAAGATTTTCAGTTAGATGAGAAGATTGAAGGACTTGTTACGAAAGCAGAAAAGTCTGGTGTACCTTATGGAATTCTAAAGAAGGTATATGACAGAGGAATGGCTGCATGGAAAACAGGACACCGCCCAGGCACGACCCCACAACAGTGGGCATTTGCAAGAGTGAATTCTTTTCTTACAGGGGGTAAGACTAGAACAACTGCTGACGCAGATTTATGGAAACAAGCAAAAGGTAAGAAAGAAGAGATTGAAGATTCTCGTGAAATCGGAACTGATGCTAGTAGACAAGAAAGGCAAAAAATGACCCCAGGCCAGAAAGTTTTCTCATTTAAGGAACACCTTAACTGTGGAACACCAGATTGCTGTAATGAATGTGCAGAATCTAGTTTGATTGAATCTAACCAATATCGTGTTGGTTCAGAAAAATACTACGAATTTTTTAACGAAAAACGAAGCCTTTACGAGAGAGGTGAATTAAGTCCAGTTGGTTTTGATAAAGAACTACTGGAAGGTGATATCGGTAAATACGACACATATGATGGAGAGCATGTTCCTTTGGATTGTCCTATGATGGAATCTGAGTATCAAGGACAAGACGTTGAACTAAATAAACCAAAGGTCGGTGGTTCTAAGAAATACTATGTTTATGTCAAAGACGGAGACAAAGTAAAGAAAGTTTCTTGGGGCGATACCTCTGGTTTAAAAGTTAAGTTAAACGACAAGGAAGCAAGAAAATCTTTTGCTGCAAGACACGATTGTGCAAACAAAAAAGATAAAACAAAAGCAGGATATTGGGCATGTAACTTGCCACGTTATGCAAAACAACTTGGTTTATCTGGTGGGGGTAACTTCTTTTGGTAAACCCATATAACGATTTAGGATTAGAAACCGATATCATGCTAAGAGAGTTTAAGCAAGATGTTGATGATAGTGAGTTAGTTTGGCATCGTGATAGAAGTGATAGAGAAATTACTGTACTTTCTGGATATAACTGGAAATTGCAGATGGACGATAACCTGCCTGAAGAACTGAAGCATGGTAGAATATATCATATAAAGAAGATGGTTTACCATCGATTAATAAAAGGAAGTGGTAGATTGCTACTTAAAATTAGGGAAAAGTAATATGACTAGATATAGTAAAACGATGAGTGAATCCCTTGCAGAAGTTCGTAAGGTAACACCAGAAGAAATTGCTGAAGCATCTGCTCGTAGGGACGCAATGCGTCACGGTGCTGGTGGGAGAAGAGGAATCGACCCTGCTGACAGAGATGACATGAAAGCAACGGATAAAGATCAAGACCTTGCAAAGAAAAATATGATTATGCAATTGCGTAAATCAAAAGACACTAGAGGCAACTTCTCTATTGAATTCCAAGATGGAAAGAAACAGAAGGTTGATTCTAAGTTTGTTGAACTGTTGTTAAAGGCACATGACATGATTCAGAAACCTAGAGATAAAGAACAGTTTGTTCAGATGATTTCTAAGTCATATCGTGATATGCTTAATACTGCAAAGATGGTCTCAAAACAACTTAGAATGGGAGAAGAAGTTTTCCTTGAGGGTTTTGAAGTAGAAGAAATTGAAATCGATGAGATGAAGATGGATGACCCTAAGTTGAATAAAATATTCGACAAACTTAAAAAGGGGCAAACAATCAAACTCAAGACTAGTTCTACAATCAGTAAAGGTAAAGACTTTGTAGATTACATTGTTAAGTCAAAGAATACAGTAAACAAGGGTAGAGTAGAAAAGGTTACTCTTGTTACTAAAGGTAATGAAAAATCAGTTAAGAAGTTCCTATACAAAAGAGATGGTAAAGTAACATTTGCTATCGGTGATATGGGTGCATCTATTGATGATATCAAAGAAGAACTTGATGAAGGTAAAATGAAGGACTTGCATGGTTACATCTCAAAAGGAATGTCTGCACAAGATATTGCTAAGAAGATGAAACTTGATGTTAAAACAATCCAAGCATTAATGGATGAGACTGACTTAGACGAAGCAAAATCATCTACAGGTTACGAACTATACCACAAAGACTTTTCATCTGCAATGCAACATGCATATGCTTTTGCAAAGAAGAAATTTGGTATCGAAGTTGACCCTAAAGAGATTGATGATAAAGTTGCGACAGGGCCTGCAAAACCAAAGACAGGTAAAACTAATTCTTACAGACTACAAGCAAAAGGTGGTAAGAAGGGTATCCAAGTACAGGTTTACAACACTGGTAAAACCTACGAGTTGAACATGTATAAGGAAGAGGCTGTTACTGAAGAAGAAGTTTCTGAAAACAAAAGTCTCATTAAAGACTATGAAAAGTATATGTCGCAAAGTGGTAAGAAATCCCACAATGCATTTGATTACTTAATGTCTATGCCAAAGTATAAGCGTATGTCAAAAGACCAGATGACAAAAATCATCGGTGATGCGAAACGCAAAGGCATCTTCAAAGAAGAAGAAGAACCACAAAAGTCTGATGGAGTTAAATCTGTCGAACAAGGAAGAGATGATAAGAAGAAAACTCGTATCGCTCAACTACAATTACAGATTGCAAAAGCAACTGAAACAATTAATAAACTAAACGCACAGGAGAAATAAATGTCCAAGTATCTTAAAACTAAAGAAGGTAGTTTAGAGAGTGCTGTGTTAGAGGCAATGTCTCCTGCTCAGCAAGCTGCAATCGCAATCTCTAAAAAAGAAAAAGAACAAAAAGAAAATAACTATATTCACGCTGCAAAGATGGCAAAAGAAAAAGGTGAAAAAACCTTTACTATCGGTGGTAAAGAATATGATGTTGAGGAAGCATTAGCAACTGAAACTAATAAGAACGACAAGTCTGATGACGGTGAAGGTTTGGATGCAGTTCAACCTAAAGCAGTAAAGAAGAAGTTTGCTGACCGTAAAGACAAAGACATTGACAACGATGGTGATGTTGATGATTCTGATAAGTTCTTGCACAAAAGACGTAAAGCAGTTTCTAAAGCAATCAAGAAAGAAGAACTTGAACTTGACGAAGGTTATTCAGCAAAAGAAATCAAGATGGCAATTGGTATTGCATCTGACAAAAGATATGCTGGTGGTAACATGAGTGGTGCAGTTTCTGCTATTGAGAAAATCAAAAAAGGGTTATCTGACCACAAACAAGTTGTTGCAGTTCTTAAAAGACAGAACGAATCACTTGCACAACAAGCTGCAAGACACATTACTGATATGTGGAAAGAAGCTGCTGCTGCAAAAGCAAAGTCTGAAGGTTTATGCGAAGATTGTGGAGCAGAACCATGTAGTTGCAAGTCTGAGTCTAAAGACGATAAAAAGGTTGCAATGACAGGTAAACCAATGGCAGGAGTCGAAGTTGCTCCTAAAGAGTCAAAGGCAAAGTAATATGAAAAGTATCGTGGAAGTCACGAGTATTAATGAAGAAGAACTTCCACATATTTACTGTGATATGGATATGGTTCTTTGTGATTTTATTGGTGCGTATGAAACACTCACTGGTAAGAAATTTGACAAGACTCCAAAGGATGAACGATGGGAAGCAATTACAGGCAAAAAAGATTTCTGGCATACTCTGCCTTGGATGCCTGGCGCCCAAAGAGTTTGGAAGTTGATTAATAAATATAATGCAAATATATTGTCTGCATATTCCAATAAGGATGGGAATAGTCGGAAGGGAAAGAAGTCTTGGTTATCCAAGAATGCAAAACCTACTGGTAAAATCCACCTTGTACAACGTGCAGACAAACAGAAGTATGCTATGACTGACGGCAAACCTAACATTCTGATTGATGATTATATCAAAAATATCAAAGAATGGGAGAATGCTGGAGGAATTGGAGTACATCATACTTCACCAACAGATACAATTTCTCAGCTTAAGAGAATTGGATTTAGATAAATAGATAAGTAAACAATAAACTAGGAGAACTATCATGGCCCTATGGGGAATAACAGATGCAGATGAAGCAAAACCAAAGTGGTTGACATCAGCAGAAAAAGCAGACGTTTACGCAACCGATAGAGGTTGGGTAAAACTTAACGGCAAAGGACTTGAAGAAGTCATTTGTTCAATCGGTGGACTAGCAACTTCAGTTGGTGGTGCAGACATTAATACTTCAGCATTCGTTGGTTCAGCGTTTGATGTAAGTGCTGGTGGTAATGTTGATGTAAGACTTACTTTCAATGAGAAGGTAACTGTTACAGGTTCACCAACAATTACTATTACTAACTCACAAGCAGGTGGTGGTTCAGCTGCAACTAAGACTGCAACATATCAGTCTGGTTCTGGAACTAACAAACTTGTGTTTAGATGTACAATCGGTGCAGCCGGTTCAACTGTTTCAGCAGATGACGTATTGTCAATTGCTTCACAAAACATTGCACTTGCTGGTGGAACAATCAAAGATACTCAACTGTTGGCCAATGGTACAGCAGTTAACTCTGGTGTCGCAGTTCCTGCTGGTACAGCAACTAACACAGCGGTTGCATAAGTAGTATAACAAAGGATATATAATGTCAAAGAATGTTAAGACACTTAGTGTCAATGAAATTGAGTTAAAGAAAACGGATTTGCAAACTGACTTGGAGAAAGTTACGAGTCAGTTGCAGAATCTTGATAAGATGAAGGTGCAGTTACAAGCACAGGGGAATGCACTATCTGGTGCGATTCAACAGTGTGATGTATTTCTAAACCTATTAGGTGAGTCGAGTCCCGACAAAACAGTACCCTCGCAAGACGATAGTGCGGCAGTCAATACTGCACTGAGTTGAGGGATTAAATTAACTAAGGAGAAAGAAAATGGCAGATAAAAAAATTACTGCACTTACAGATTTGGGTGCCGGAATAGCAGCAGAAGATTTACTTCATGTTATTGATGACCCATCTGGCAACCCTGTAAACAAGAAAATTAGTGTTGCTAACTTTTTCAACAACGTACCAACTTATATCGCATTAGACGATACAGTACAGGTTGTTGATACAACTACAGAAGCGGTTAATGTAACCTCTTCTATTTCGCATATCAATACAACAATTGCTGGTGGAGCTCATGCGGGCGCACTTGCAAATGGAACTAACGGACAAATTAAAATCATCACAATGGTTGCTGATGGTGGAAATTCTGTTGTTACTCCATCTGCTGGAAATGGATTTTCAACAATCACATTTGCAGATGTAGGTGATACTGCAACTCTAATCTTTACTGGTAACAAATGGAACATTATTAGTTCTCATTCTGTTACGATAGCTTAAGGAGAATATTATGGTTGAGCGACTAGGTGCAAACGGAATGCCTATGGTAGAGAAGGAAGAATCATCTGAGATGATTT